ATCCTGCGCCAGCCTGCGCTCTGTGGCAAGCCGTTGCTTGGCTTCCGCTTCCGGATTCTTCCCGGACTGATTGGGGTCGATATGCCCGCCGATATTTCCTTTCTTGGCTGCTTCTGCGGCTTTCTTTACCTCTTCCTCCGCTTTTTTCAGATAACCGTCCCGTTTGTTTTCTGCATTTTTCAACAGTATGTCATAAGCTTCCTGATCATGTTTCTTAATGGCGGCCTGTGCGTCATAGAACTGCCCGGATTCTGCCATGTTGGACTGTATGATATATTGTCCCCATTTCCCGAAAAAGCCCATGGCGCTTTCTGCCTCTTCCGGTTTCTGTGCCTTGATTTTATTCACCTCTTCATCGGCTTCTGCAGCTTTTTTTACAAGATTTTGGACATTGGCCTGGTGCAGCAGAACCTGTACATAGTCCTCGCTCTTTTGGATAAGGGTATCATACCATTCAGAAAGTGTTTTATAATACCCGAAAGATTCCCCGTACTTGCGGTTCAGTTCCTCCACCTTGGCCTTTTCCTGTTCCTTGCTTCCGGTGAAGTTCTTTATTTCATTGATAACCGATTTCAGCTCAAAGCGGGTACGCACCATCTGGGCACGGCCGTCCTTCTCTATTTCGGTCATTTCCTTCAGCGATATGTTGAATTCATCCACGCCTTTTTTGGCGCTGAACAGGTCTTTCGTCCAATCCCAGATTTCGTCACCATACATTACCAGCAGCATGATGCCGGTGGTCATGGCCGTCTGCCAGGAAAAAAGTGAGGAAAGAACCTGCTTCCATACCGGTGTGCCTTTCTTGCCGGACTTCTGCAGCTCATCGTATTCCTTGCGGGCACGGGCCAGTTCGTCCGTAAAAATCGGCAGGTTGTTGGATATGGCCAGGAAGAACATCTGCGGTCCCATGGCCAAGGAAGGCATTTCACGAGCCATCTGCTGGATGCTGTTATGAAGTCCGTTGAACTGGCGCTGTGCATTAGGTATATCTGCAGGAGTGACCTGTACAGATTCCGATTCGTTTTGCAACATTTTCAACTGGGCGCGCAGTTCCTCAAGCTGCTTCTCCAGCGCATGGATTTGCGCAATATTGGCACTTTGGTCCAGATTCGGGGCAGCTGTCTCACCTGCAAGACGTAACCTCTCCAGTTCAGCCTCCAACAGTCTGACGGTATTACGCAAATCCAGTGCCTCACGCTCGGCTTTGTTCATGCCGGGCGTAAGTTTGTCCTTCATCAAAAATTCAACTTCTACAGGTTTACTCATTCCAGTTTACTTTGAAAAAATCCTACTATATCGTTCGCCTCATCCTCGGCGCTGCGCTCCGGGTGACTGTCACACTTACCGCTACCTCCCTTCTGTCGAACATATCGCGGAGCGTCGCTCAGCATCAGTATCAATGTCTGGTAGTTCACACCGTCCAGGATGTAGTCCACACTCCAACCCGTTGCCGATGCTATCTGCCACACGAAACCGAAAGGGCTATGGGAACCTTCATACCGGGTTCTTAACTCCCCATCCTTGCCTGGCTCAGTCTCGGGGTCATCGGGTTCGCCCGCGCCGCCGAGCTGATAATACGCATAAAATCCTTCGTGCCCATCAGCCGTTCAAACGTCCGGAACAGCGCCATCAGATACTTCCACTCCACAAGGTTCCGGAGCACCCATGCCGTCACACCGATACCTACATGTCGCGACACATAGCCCCGACACACCGTATAGGCCAGCAGACGGCTCACAGCCTTGCCATGTTCCGCTACAAAGTTTAGTTCCTCGATCTTGTCCTTCGGCTGCCACCCGGGTTCAACACCCATCTTCAGGTATTCCCTTGCCAGCAGAATCTGCCCGCGCAGTCTCGGACGCTTCATCGTCACACGCACCGCCAACGTACTTTTCATCCATGGGAGCTTCCACCTTTTAAGAGGAACGGACACGCCGCTGTCCAGCAGCGCATCCGCACACTCCATCTCTATCAGTTGTTCCAGCAGGTCAGCCATACACTATCCCTCCTTGCTTGTGGCCTCCTCGCTTGTAGCCTCCTCACTTTGAACCGAGGCAGCCGCCGCTGCTCCCGCTGCAGGCAGCTTGTGCTCTCCCCACTCTTCGGGCAAGGTTTTCGAGTCAAACACGCCGTAGGGCTGCGAACCGTCCTCCGGCATAGCCACCTCCAACGTACATTCTATCTTGGCCGTTTCCGTAAGCGTCAGCTTACCGCCCAGGTTGCTCAGCAGCGTGCCGTTCGGTATCAGGATGCTCCGTCCGCTCACCAGTTCCAGTTCAAAAGGACCTTGCATCAGCAGGGCGGCTTGTGGGGCGGTCCAGCCTATTGGGTTCTTCTTCTCGCTGTCTTCTTTCGCATAGTGCAGCGTGCCGCCCAGCATGGCATGCAGGTTCTTGTAGTCCGTCTGGATTACGTTGAATGTGGGGGCGATGCTGCCATTGCTCTGCGGAATGATCAGCACGGGTGCACCCGGTGCCTGTTCCGCCTCAATCTTTGCGGCTTCGGGCTTCTGCCCGTTCAGGTCAAACGAGCCTTTTTCAATATAGCCTATCACGAAGTCATTGTATTTCACGGCACCGATACCGTACATAAAATTTTTGTTCATCGTTTATAAAGTTTGATGGTTAATAACACACCGGCCAATAAGCCGGCCAATACACCTGTGATAAACGTCCGCATCCGGTTCGGAGGACGTTTTTCTTCCATTTGAACGTCATTCGAAGTTTCACTCTGGGTCTCGCTCCGGATGCGTGTCAGCTCTTCTTCATACCACAGCACCAACTGTTGCAGGCTGTCACACGAGGCTTCGGCCACAATGTTACCGCTACCGTCATTTCTTACAGTCAGATTGGCCTGTCCGCTCTTGCCGCGATACACCGCGCCTTCAGGTAGCTTACGGAGGCTGTCCGCCGCTATCGTCAGCTGCACCGCACTCGCCTGTATCCCCGCCATCACCAGTCCCGCCCGTCGGCTTCTGTTCGCACTGTCGGCGCTTGCCGATTCCGTCCGGACTTCCCAATTCATGCTCTTTCGGTGACTCGCGCAACCTGTCAAGCACAGGGCAATCGTCACGATGAGGACAGTTTCCGGCTGTATCAATAGCTTTTCTAAGACGGGCCATCTCGCGCGTATTGCGGGCCAGTTCTTTCTTTGTTTCACAAAATTCATCTTTTAGAGGTTTTACAATATTTTCCATCAAAATGCGGGTGGCATGTTCGGCGTTATCTATGCGCATGGCCTCTGCACCGGCCTCGGCCTTCATCGCTTCCGCTTTCGCTTTTCTCACAGTAGCCCGCAAGGAGCCAATGGTCACCACCGTACCAACCAGGCCGCCGCCAAGGATAATGTTCATAAATTCGCTCAAGTCCATACCACCCGGTTTTATTATTGATTAATACCTATTTCTTTCAACCATTCCTGCACATCGAAGCTCGGACAGGCTTTCGCTGCCAGTTCGTTGTGTCCTACAATGCGTACATCAGGGAAACTGGAATGAAACGCTTTTACATAGCGTTCCAACGCATCCTTCTGCTCCTCGGTGCGGGTGTCTTTCGGGGTCTTACCGTCTTTTTCCACGCCTCCGGCATACACGATGTGACGGCTTACACTGTTATATCCCTTGGCTCCGTTGGTCACTTCCCAAGGGTCCACCTGTGCATCCTCATTGTTTTCTACCAGACGTTCCACGCCTCCGTTCAGGTGGAACAGGTCGGTATAGCCAACCTGCTTCCATCCTCTTCCTCCCTGGGCAACCGGAGAAGTATGCCATTTGCGGATGTCCGCCGATGATACCTCACGCCCCTCCGGAGTTGCCGTACAGTGAATTACCAAATACTTCAACTTTCCCATATCTTTTATGCTTGATAGCTACTCATCATTACAGCAGCGGCATCCTCTTTCTTTGGCATAGCAATGAAATAATGACGGTAGTTAATTAAATTACGCTGGTGTTGCGGATCAGTAGAAGCTTCACTAAAATACATGCGGGTGCTCCCGGTAGCCTTGAATACACGCTTTGTATAGAAAGCAAAAGAACATTGGAATTCCCCAGTTTCCGGCTTTGCTGCCAATGCTTTTTTTGCACCGGCAGTCGTGTAGATTGGGTTATTGGCATACTCATAGATGTCAAATCCATACAGTCTTCCGATTTTACCTGTATTGCGGTCGATGTTGTACTGTTCTTTGAAACTCTGATCTACAAGCAACAGGTCATTAACATGGTCTGTACACAATACCAGACGGCGGTTGTCTGCAGGTACCATCAAGTTATCCAAAGTTGCTTTTAATGCCACAAGATCATTCGGGATCAGACGAAGACGATTAGTCCCTTCTACTTTGGGTCCTGTTGTCTTTAACACAGGAGTAGTAGCCGTATTGTTCTTTGCACAGAAGCTATGGGCTGCTTTCGCAAATTTCGCATCATTTATAGAATTTGAGTGGCTCTCTTTGACACGCTGCATTTTATCATAGCTGATGGCATACAGTTCATCATCTGTTATAGGAGTTACTTTGGTCTGGAATTTATCCAGTTTAATGGCAATATCTTTGTCATCCAATTCTTGGATTTCAATCGGATAAGTCGTATTATTCACCAATACTTCAGGGTCAACGCCAACATCTACCAAGTGTATCACATCATTTTCAACGATAGAACTTTGATCAGGTATCCCATCCAACCAGCTCCCTTCCAGTCCAGCACGAAGAGCTTTAACCAATTCACCAGTCCAGACTTCTTTTAACACTCCAGCACGAAGAATAGAAGCAGTATCCGGCGTATATCCTACCAACATACCCACTGCATTCATTCCAATAGCGCCTGCTATAGGGGCAACTCCCAGAATAGAGGCAAAAGCGGCACCGGTCAGCGAATTGAACAACAGTGCCATAATAATCATTGTTACATGCTTCATCATACTTTTCTTTTTTTTAAAGTTCACACTCAAATCCGTATTCTGCCTTATACAATCGCTTGTACTCATCCGGATTCTGTTCTCGCAGTTCCAATAGCGCATCGCCAGGTACTTCACTTAACTTTGCGTATGTAGTGGGTAGTGCTGAAACACGACCATTTACGTTTGTCAAAACTGCCGACAGCTTCACCTGGGGCTGCATGGCATCAAGCACATTCTTCAGTTCATCGGCACCGACCTTCTTGCCAAGTTCGATAAACTGTGTCTTCTTGTCTTCTCCCAAACGTTTTTCCACCACTGCCTTTTCCACAAGACCGGTAATACGGGCCAAAGTCAGCTTCCCGTTTTCTTGTTTCAGGGAATCATTCTCTGCCTTGGCTGCTTTCAGTTCATTTAAGGCTCGATTAACATCAGCCTCCGTTGCCGTTTCCGGCAGCCCCAATTGAAGGGCCAAAAGTTTCAGTTCCATTTCTTCTGTTGTTTTTTGGTTATTAATTAGTGGCAAAGGACAATCACCATCCTTTCCCAATGTGATTTGCTTCCCATCCTTCATCAGTACGATGGCATCATCATTGGAACCTACGTCCACCAGTGATACCTCATACAGTTTGCTTTTGGTTATTGTCGGGCTGGTCTGCCCTTGCAGCAAATGTTCGGGCTGGTCACTCAGTTCCAGAATATCTATTCCGGCACTCACCATTCTCAGGCTGCCAAATTCAAACTGTTTCTTGCATCTTTTACTGAGGTCGGTTGCTTCGTCAAACACCAGTTCCCCGGTTACCTCACCATCTTCCACCCGAAGGTCCTTCACATAGCCAATCACGTTCCCGCGTTGGTGCATGTACAGCAGTACCGGGTTTCGGCAATACTGCTCCACACTCATGCCCGATGTCAGCACACGGCTTCCGTAGCTGTTCAGGCTGTCGTTTGAAATTCTTACACGTTTACTCATTTTCTCATGCCACGCCTTTATGCATTGGCGCTGCAATATTACAGAGCACTTACCGGGAAGCCAAAAAAGTGTGCAATGGTTGCACACTTCTATGAAACCGTTGCACATTATTTTGGCTGCAAGCTGATAAGCGGACAACTTTGCGAATAAATCGGGCAGGTGCAAGGGACTCCGAAGCCTGCCTTTAACCCTATATTCTTTATTATATGACAAAGGCAGAAATCGAAAAGAAAAAATCTCTTGCACGCTCACTGTTCCTTTCCGGCATGGAGCAGACCGAAATTGCGGAGAAAGTGGACGTATCACGCGTCACCATTTCAAAATGGTGCACGGCTGACGGATGGAAAGAAGCAAGGGCGGCAAAGAACGTCACCCGGCCGGAACTGGTGAACAAACTCCTGCTCACCATTGACACACTCATTACTCAAGTCAACGAATCAAACGACCCTGCACTTGTAGCCGGTCTCGGGGACAAACTGGCCAAACTTTCAGCGGTGATCGAAAAGTTAGACAAGAAGGCCAATGTAGTGGATGTCATTGAAGTATTCATGGCATTCTCCAAATGGATTGAATACCGTTCAACCATCGACCCGGAAGTGACTCCGGAACTGGTCAGGGCAATCAACAAGTACCAGGATCTGTATATCACCGAACAGATGGGCATAAAATAAAACAGCTATGGCAACAGCAGCGGAAAAGAAACAGGCATACGAACAGTGGAAGGAACACTGTAAAAGAGTACAGTCCATCACGGATACGGCTTTGCTTGCCAACGAGACACCGGCACAAAAGGACAGGCGTATTCTGCGGCTGCAGGGTAACTATGCCGCGTTCTGTGAATATTACTTTCCCCACTTCCTCACCTTGCGTGACAAAACCACCGGGGAAGTCATACGCACCATCCACAATGCACCGTTCCACAATGCGGCAGCGGCTAAAGTAAAAGGTACACCCAACCTGAAGGCAGTATTCATGTGGCCGCGTGGCCATGCCAAGTCCACACACATGGACATTTTTGTTCCGCTGTGGCTGATGTTCCAGCCCAAGCGCCTCATCAACTTCATGGTGGTGGTCGGCAAAAGCGAAGATTCAGCCACGCGTCTGCTGGGAGATATTCAGGCAGAACTGGAGCATAACCAGCGCATCATTGCCGATTTCGGCAAGCAGCAGGGAAATGCCTCCTGGCAGGATGGGGAGTTCAAGGCAGCCAACGGGGTGAAATTCCTGGCTTGCGGACGCGGACAGTCTCCGCGTGGTCTGCGCGACCGGGAAGCACGTCCGGACTACATCGTCATCGATGACTTGGATGACGACGAACTGTGCCGCAATGAGAAACGGGTGCATGACATTACAGACTGGGTGAAAGAAGCCCTTTTTGGTGCACTGGATGTGGGTCGGGGACGTTTTATCATGGTCGGGAACCTCATTTCTAAAAACTCGGTGCTGGCCAATCTCACCAAGACAAAAGGGGTACATGTATCCGTCATCAAGGCCATAGACAGGAACGGTGAACCGGTATGGCGCGAAAAATGGACCAAAGAAGAAGCGCAGGAATACAGGGATTTCGTAGGCTACCGGGCATGGGAAAAGGAGATGATGCACAACCCCATCGTGGACGGCACTATTTTTCGGGCAGACTGGATTCGTTACAAGAAACTGCCCAGGCTGTCCAAGTATGAAATGCTGGTCTGCTATACCGACCCCTCTTTCAAATCGACCACTTCAAACGACTACAAGGCTTGCCGCCTTTGGGGCAAGATTGGGAAGGAACTGCACCTTATAGACTGTTACGTCCGGCAGGATACCGTTTCCGGAATGGTACGGTGGCTTTACGACCTCTACGAGCGTACACGCGATACGGCAGCCGTCCAGTTCTTTATGGAAGCGAACTTCATGCAGGATGTCATTCTGGATGAGTTTGAGGCAGAAGGAAATCTGCGTGGATACCAACTGCCCATCATGCCGGACAAACGAAAGAAGCCGGACAAACTCCAGCGCATCGAAGCGGTCTCACCATTATGGGAACGCGGTTTCGTATTCTACAATGAGAAGTTGAAAGAATCGCCGGATATGCAGACCGGCATCGAACAGACCTTGGCTCTGGAGCGTGGCAGCCGTATTCACGATGATGCACCGGATGCCGACGAGGGAGCCATCTGGATGCTGCAGCGCAATTCAAGACAGGAGAGTTTTCAACCGGTGTTCGGCAAAAGGCCGACCGCCAAAAATATATGGTAACATGATACAGCTGATTAAAAGAATGATTTTTGCATGGCGCTATAAACGTGCCGTTGCCCGTGCTTGCAAGTATGCCAAGCTCTACGGAAGAAAATACTACGTCCTGTATATGGGCGGCAAACTGAAAGTTGTCCCCAAAAGGAATATCTGCGAACTGATTCACCGCCACCGTTTCCGCAAGGGAACCACTATCCGGGATATAGAAAAAATGGCATTGTTCATCACTAAATAATAAGGTCATGTTCATTACAGAAGAAGATTACAAAGTTGTCATCGGCGACAACGCATTGAAGGTTATTTCTCAGGTAAGCCCGGAAAACCGTACCAATGCAGAAGCGGAAGCCCGGGAAGAAATTGCCGGTTATCTACGGCCGAAATACGACTGTACGGCCATTTTCTCTGCACAGGATGAACACCGGAACCGGCTCATTGTCATGTACACCTGCGACATTTCACTTTACCACATGAGTGCAGCCATGCCGCAAAAGATGGGAAGCGAGATACGCAAGGAACGATATGAACGGGCCATCAAGTGGCTTGAAGGCGTACAGGCCGGGAAAATTGTCCCTGATTTGCCCTTGGCTGTCGGAGAGGACGGGCTTCCGTCTGGAAATTCATTTGTTTACAGCTGTCAGAAGCAGCTTCATCATAACTGGTAGGACTATGGATATTAAAGACTTTTTCAGCGGTATGTTTTCCAGTAAACCGAAAAACGTACTGCAAACACCATACGGCAATTTCAACCTGGCCAAGGGGAAAGACATCAAGCGGGTGCAGAAAATGGTCATCGACCTGCAACGCACCACCGATGCACTCACCCGGAAAGACATCAAGAACTGGCGCGATGCCTGGCAGTATGCCATCAATGTGGACAGCCCCAGCCGCCAGCGCCTGTACGACATCTACCGGGACGCGGAAATAGACCTTCATCTCTCCGGGTGTGTGGAGCAGCGCAGAGGTTTTGTCATGGCACGTTCGTTCAAAATCGTGGATATGAAAGGGGATGAGAACGAGGAAGCGGTTCATTTCTTTGACCAGTCCTGGTTCAAGCAGCTCATGCGCTATGCCCTTGATTCAATCTACTGGGGGCATTCGCTCATCGAATTGGGCGACCTTTGCACTGACGGCGACGGCTGCATCTGTTATTCGGATGTGAAGCTTATTCCGCGCAAACATGTCATTCCTGAGTACGGACGTGTCATAACCGACCTCGGGCAGGACTGGACTACCGGTATAGATTACCGCCAGCCTCCTTTTTCCGACTGGCTCATTGAGGCCGGCAGACCTGACGACCTCGGGCTGTATCTCAAGGCGGCTTCACAGACTATCCCCAAAAAGAACATGCTGGCCTTTTGGGACACCTTCGGGGAAATATTCGGAATGCCCATGCGCATAGCACGCACCACTTCGCGCGATCAGAAAGAGATTGACCGTCTCGACCAAATGCTGCGTGAAGCCGGGACTGCCCTCTCTATGGTGGCAGGAATGGAAACCGAAATCGAGTTTGTGGAAAGCGGCAAGGGAGATGCATTCAATGTCTATGACAAGCGAATCGATCGGGCCAACTCCGAACTGTCAAAGCTTATCATCGGGCAGACGATGACCATCGAGGACGGAAGTAGCCTCTCACAGTCTGAAACGCACCTTGAAGTGTTCCAAAACCTTGTGGAAAGCGACTGTGATATGCTTCGGGATATAGTGAACAACCAGCTCATTCCGCGAATGGTGCGCCACGGGTTCCCTGTCAAAGGGCTGCGCTTTGATTGGGACTACTCCATTGATTACACACCCGAACAGCAGAAAGCATACGAAGAAATGGTACTGCAGCACTACAAGGTGAAGCCACAGTACTTTGAGGAAAAATACGGCATTCCGTGCGAGGAGAAGGAGCCGAAGGAAGAGCCGGACCCGACAGATCCGAAAAAAAAGAAAGACGGCAAACCGGCTGAAACGCTGTCCCGTTTTTTCGACTGAGCCCCGATGATTATTCGGGGCTGCACCAGCGATATTCCCGGTTGTTGGAAAACAGGAAGCCCATCCTGCAGGCGGGAAAAACGGAGGACATCGAAAAAATGGCCAAGGAATGGGCTTCAATAATCAAGAACAAAGAAGCCAGAAAAGATGCGGAAGATGCAGCCCGTATTATCTTGGAACATGGCATCAAGCTTCCCAGACTGCTAAAAAAGAAAGGAGGAAAAACTTCCGGGGCAGAATACCGGGCACCCATGTTTGAGGGTGATGACGGTATTCTGTATTTCAACGAACTCCGTGAACGGGACTACAAATCGTACAAGGAAAAGAAAATGCAGTACCGCTCAGGTGCACAGGATAACACATTCCTTCATGAACTGGGTCACCACATCGATGCGCTGCTGGAGCCCAAAGCTTACAGCATGGTAGAGCACCAGTGGAACATGGAGAAGGTGAACAAGGAACTTATCGAAAAGGAACTGTCCAGATATGCCTTGGAGAACCGGGCCGAGTTTGAAGCCGAGCTAATCAGCGCAACACTCAGGGGGAAAACATTCTCCAAAGAACTGCTGTCATATTCCAATCTGCATAATCCGGAGCAGAATGAAGGAATAGCAAAAAACTTGCTGCAGTATGCATCCGGAAAAGATATATGCACACCGGTTGACCTGGTACGTGAAAAGTTCGACCGCATGATGAAGGTACTGTTCCGGCAGGAAGGGGCCAACCTTGAAATAGGTATTCTGGCATCCGAAGAAGCGCAGGATTTTATAGAAACTCATTCCTCTGTCCTGAACGGATCATTCCGGCAGGTGGAAATGTCCGAGGCTATGCGCAAACGGCTGGAGCGCTCCAACTATGTATTCTCCGGGCTGAAGACCTTTCATGAACTGAATGAAGCCTTTCCCTCCTTATTGGATGAGAACGGCAATAGAAAGACGTTCGAACGCTTTTTGAATGATGTCCGGAAGATCGACGAAACATACAATTCAAACTATCTACGGGCTGAATTCAACTTTGTACAGGCTTCGGCTGAAATGGCGGCCAAATGGGAACGGTTCATGCAGGACGGTGACCGCTATTATCTGCAGTACCGCACGGCCGGGGATGCAAAGGTACGTCCCACCCATGCGGAGATGGCCGGTATCACACTCCCGGCTTCAGACCCGTTCTGGGCAGAATTCTATCCGCCTAACGGATGGGGCTGCCGCTGTTCCGTAGTCCAGGTACGCAAATCCAAGTATCCGGTTACGGATCATGAAGAGGCTATGGCAAGAGGGGAGTCAGCTTTGGAACTTGACAAGAAAGGTATGTTCAGGTTCAATGCAGGCATGGAGCAAAAGACGATGCCCGACTATAACCCATACACCATCAAGCGGTGTAAGGATTGCGATATAGCGAAAGGAAAACTGAAGCTGGCAAAGAATCCTATTCCTGACAATGAACTCTGCGAGGCATGCCAGTTCATCCGTTCTATTCAAAACAGGAATGGGGCTGCGGACAGAATTCAATCGTACTCCGAAAACGAATGGGAAAGAACCTATATTTCTCCGGATGATAACGGATTTGTAGTAACCCAATGGGAACGAATCCATGAATCAGAACCCAGCAAAGCGGAACGCCTGAAATTCAACAAAGAAATGCGTATGTGCAAAATTATTGCAGACAATGGTCATGACGTGGAATATCTTCAAGGAGTCAACAGACCGGAAGGGCAGACATACGACATTACCATAGACGGAATAAAAGCTGATTTGAAATGTATTGAAGGCGGTGCTGGCAACATTGTAAAATATGCCAAAAAAGCACTTACAAAACAAGGAGGTGAAGCCGTGATTTTTGAAATACCATCGCATGACATTCAGTTTTATAAAGCTATTACAGAAGCAAGAAGAAAATGTGAAGGACATATATTCTTCTACATAGCGGACGAAAAAGTGCTTAAAGAGGTACAAAAAAGAGGCCAGTAAAAACTGACCTCGGGGCGGTACACGGTCTTGCGACCCTGTCCCTTCGTATTTCTACGCACTGCAAATATACAAAACAATTTTCAAAAACAACTCGTTATGAACAAAATTATCGAATTTCTCAAACAAAGCAACCGCTATAAGCACCTTATTGGCGGTCTTCTTGTAGGATTTGCCGCCCTCAATCCGTGGACGGCTCTGTATGCATCCATTATCGCTGCCTCCTGTCTGGAGCTCAAAGACAAACTGAAAGGCGGACTTTGGGACTGGATAGACTGGTCTCTTACCGTCATCGGCGGCATATTGTCTGCCCTATTTTGGTGGATAGTGTAATGCTTTAGCTCATTTTGCCTGTTAAATCAGTAACTTTGTACCCGGTGGAGCTTCCCGATAGTCCGTGTGGTCTATCGCGGGTACAACAATGCGAACGCGAATGGCGGTGTGTCGAATGCGAATGCGAATAACGATGCTTCGAATACGAATGCGAATATCGGCTCGCGTCTGGAAATCTAATTAATCGGCGTACAGCACCGGGGACGTGTCCCCGAAGCGGTGCCGAGGGAAGCAAGCCACAGCAACAGCACCCATTAGGGTGGAAAGCTGAAAAATCACGCGTCGGGTGGAGTTTGGTAGGCTGTTATCAGTTCGAAGAAGTCAGACCCGGGGAAAGGAAGGCCCTTATCTTCTGTTTTTACTAACCAACAGCAGAACCGTATGCGCAGGGAAGGATACATCATAGAGGAAATCATCGAATACTCCAATATGTCGGAGGCATTCGATGCCGTACTGCGCGGAACGGATCGTAAGGAATCAATCCAAGGGAAAAAGCTACTTGCACATAGGGAGGAAGTTATATCCAAACTTACTGCTGCCATTGAAAACGGTTCGTTTCAACTTGGTGGATACCATGAGACGGAAATCAAAGAGTATGGCAAAAGTCGCATCCTGCAGATTTTATCCATGTATGACCGCATCGCAGTATATGCCGTAATGAACGTGGTGGATCGTCACCTGCAGAAACGCTATATCCGGACTACCGGGGCCAGCATTAAACGACGTGGCACTCATGATCTGATGAACTGCATACGTACCGATTTGCAAAAAGACCCGGAAAGCACGATGTATGCCTACAAATTTGACATCCGCAGGTTCTACGACAATGTGCGGCAGGATTTTGTGATGTGGTGCTTCCGCAGGATATTCAAGGACAAAAGGCTGTTGGTGCTGCTGGAGCGGTTCGTGACACTGCTGCCTGAGGGTATCAGCTTCGGACTGCGCAGTTCACAGGGAGCAGGCAACCTGCTTCTGTCTGTATTTTTAGATCACTATCTGAAGGATAAGTACGGGGTCCGTTATTACTATCGCTATTGCGATGACGGACTGGTACTCGGTAAAACGAAAGCGGAATTGTGGAAGATTCGTGATGCTATTCACGGGCAAATGGAGAAAATAGACTTGGAAATCAAGCCGAATGAACGGGTGTTTCCTGTAGAAGAAGGCATTGATTTCCTTGGCTATGTTATCCGTCCTGACTATGTGAGATTGCGGAAACGTATCAAGCAGAAGTTTGCCCGGAAGATGCACGAGGTAAAATCGAGAAAAAGACGGCGGGAACTGATTGCCAGTTTCTACGGCATGACGAAGCACGCCGACTGTAATAAGTTGTTTAAAAAATTAACAGGCAAAGAAATGAGAAGTTTTAAAGACTTGAATGTCGCTTACAAGCCGGAAGACGGTAAAAAGCGATTCCCCGGAGTGGTGGTAAGCATCCGGGAACTGGTAAACTTACCCATTGTAGTGAAGGACTTTGAGACCGGTATCAAAACCGAGCAGGGAGAAGACCGCTGTATTGTGGCCATCGAAGTGAACGGCGAGGCAAAGAAGTTCTTCACCAACAGCGAGGAAATGAAGAATATTCTCGCACAAGTAAAGGAAATGCCGGATGGTTTCCCGTTTGAAACGACCATCAAGACAGAGACATTCGGCAAAGGTAGAACCAAATACGTGTTTACATGAGAAGAGTTGAAGGAAGTTCCGGGGTTTCGCTGATGGAATGCACGAACCCGGTTAAAGACAAATGGCGCATCCGATGGGATGTGCAGGAAAAAGAGAACGGCTCTGCCTCCTACATGGAAGAGGAGTTCGGGCATAAGCCTACTGATGAGGAAATCCGCACATTGGTTATGTCCTGGTATAACAGCCAGACTGATGCAGCTATCCTATCCGGATTCGCCTATAATGGTGCCCCTGTATGGCTTTCCACGGAGAACCAGTACAACTATAAGGCAGCATACGATCTGGCTGTTCAGACGGGCGGAGAAACCCTACCGGTCACATTCAAGTTTGGTTCGGATGAACAGCCCGAATACCATACTTTTAGTCGGTTAGATGAGTTGAAAGACTTCTATACGAAAGCGGTAAGGTATATCCAGAAGGTTCTGGCTGAAGGCTGGGAAAAAAAGGATAAGTTCAATTTGGAATTATATCGGATTGAGTGATTGACAATCCCTTCGGGGGAGGGATAAAAAAAGCCCCCGGCCTGTTAATATAGACGCCAATCATTTATTAACACAAAACGCCACGAGAGTGCGCGACCGGGGGCAATGCCCTCTGCCGCACTCTCGTGGCGTTTTTACGCATTAAATAAATGATTGGCATTGCAAAAGTACAAAAATGATTGGATATGACATTGTTTGAAGCACTTAAATTTAACAGAGAACCGCTTGAAATGCTTATAAGTTTGGGCGGCAAGCAGGATGACCTTCGATTCATAGACTTATATACGGAGTATGAGGTCATGAAAAAACAAGGTGAAAAGACCACTTATGCAGTGGCGTTTTTGGCAAATAAATATTCGGTAAGCGAACGTAAGGTGTATGATGTTATCAAACGGTTTGGAAAGCACTGCACGCTCGGTGCAGTGTGATTGATGTGCCGGGGATGTCTTGTGTTGTCCGGTAGAGCTACCTTTGTACAACCAAAAATAAAGCTCATGAATAAGTATTACCAGACATTAGACAAGATACTCCAAACGGGCAAAATCCAGACCAATAGGAAAGGCCGTATCAAGTATCTATTAAACGAAAGGCTCATGCTGACCCCCGCTGATTTACTTGACATATTTGAAAGCCACGGGATAGCCAGGAAAAAGCTGAAAGAGGAATTGAAACTGTTTATGCAAGGAGTCCGGGATGTGGAAAAATACAAAGAGGCAGGGATTACCTGGTGGGATTATTGCGGCCATACCCTTGTAAACAGCTATCCAACTTACTTTGAAAAGCTTCCACCCCTCATAACCAGGATTAACCGGGAAAAGCGCAACAGCAAGAATTATGTCCTGTTTCTTGGAGAAACCGGGGTGGAAAGCAACCAGGCACCCTGCCTGAGCCTTGTGCAGTTCCAAATTGATGAGGGAGAACTGGTGCTATCTGCATATCAGCGTAGTTCTGATGCGAACCTTGGGCTTCCGGCTGATATTTATCATCTTTATCTGATGGCAAGGCAGGTGGAGCTTCCCCTGAAGTCCATAACCCTTGACCTTGGAAATGTGCATATATATGAAAATAACATTGACCGGACTCTGGAACTGTTATCCGGAGTTGAAAACATTAAATTTGACTTGAACGTATGAAGAATATGAATTTATCTGCACCACTGCCATTTGTAGGCCAAAAAAGAATGTTTGCTAAAGAGTTTATTAAAGTTTTGGAACAGTTCCCTGAAGATACCGTGTTTGTGGACTTGTTTGGCGGTTCCGGACTTCTTTCGCATATAGCCAAAAGAAGCAAGCCCGATGCTACTGTTGTCTACAATGATTTCGACAACTACCGGTTCAGACTGAAAAATATCCCACAGACAAATAAACTGCTTGCCGATATTAGGGAGCTGGTGGGTAATTCGATACCCAAACATAAACCAATTAAAGGGGAACTTAGAGAACGCATTTTTAAACGTATCGAGGAAGAAGAACTAAATGTTGGGTACGTGGATTTTATAACCTTATCATCCTCACTAATGTTCTCCATGAAGTATAAATTGTCTGTAGCCGAAATGCGCAAGGAAGTCCTTTATAACAACATTCGCAAGACCGGTTATCCGGAGTCTTCTGACTACTTAAAAGGGCTTGAAATTGTATCATGCGACTACAAAGCAGTATTCAACCAATATAAGGATGTTCCCGGAGTCGTCTTTTTAATTGATCCGCCTTATCTTTCCACTGATGTTGGTACGTACAATATGTATTGGCGCTTGTCTGATTATTTGGATGTTTTAAAGATACTCGAAAAGCATTCCTTCGTTTATTTCACATCCAATAAATCCTCCATACTTGAACTGTGTGAATGGATTGGAGCAAACAGAACCATTGGCAATCCTTTTGAGGGTTGTACAAAAAAGGAATTCAATGCCCACATGAATTATTCTGCCGAATATACAGACATGATGCTGTATAAAAAACAGGAAAAATTAGTTCATAAAACAGCTGCTTAGCACTGAACAAAGATACAATTTTTCAAGCAGAAGGCCAAATTTTGAGCCTTATTTTAATGCCGTTATAAAGCCATTTTTTATGAAATTATAAAGCCGAAACAGAGGTCATTACAAAACTTTTGTTTCGGCTTTTTGAGTGTTGCGCGCTTTCCTTTTTTGAACGCTTCGTTTTGTCCCTTTTCCTGAAAATCGAACGCTTCGTTTCGGATTCTGCGGAAATTTGGATTTGCGGATTATATTTTCCGTATTATGAGAAACTTTCTGAAATAATTAGCAAATCAAAAATAAAGATCGCAGGGATAGAAAGTAGGAAATTAAAAGAGCTAAATAAACATAATGCCAATGTTAAAGGATTATTGTCTAATATTGAAACTCTCAATTACAAGATTGGGAAGGAAGAAGAAAATAAGAGACAACTTGAATCTGACATTGATACAGTTAAAATTGCATTAGCTGATGGTGAAACTAAGATTTCTGGTCTTGCAAGTTATTCAATGCTGGTTAAAAAGTACAAAGATTGTGAGAATGAAATTAGTAGATTATTGGCAGAAACAACGCGTATTGATAATTTTCAACGGGAAAAACTTCCTGCATTGTGGATACTTCGTGGCATTGAACCCATGATTGTAAAATGTAAGGAAATTATAGAAAAGCATAAAGAGGAAGAGTATACGGTTCCAGAGAAAAGATATTTAGATAATCCTAGTCGCTCAAAATTAGAAGAAATACTTAGAGAGAAAAAATGTTTTGTTTGTGGTACTGAATTTACAGAGAATGATGCTCAGTATCATTATATCCTTGAGCGATTAAGATTACAGGAAGATTATCTGAAAGATATGGAAGAATACACAAACAATA